AAATATTTTCATTTCATGATTTAAAAATACATCTATTGGTAATTGTCTATTACTTTCCCACCACCACATGTCACCTAATTCTAAAAAAAGTTTTTTAAGATTTTTATCTGGAAGTTTATCATAATCATAAAAAGTTAAGATAGTGTTGTCGTGGTTAACTACAATTCCTATGTACTCTTCACCGCCATAAAGTATACCTGTAAGGAAGGGATATTTTTCTTGTGTTTCTTGTATTAGTTTGTCTTTCTCCACAAAACTATTTAGTCAATTATATGATAAATACTGTAATATAAAGAGTTAATTATAGAGTAAAAAATTAAAAAATATGAGTTATGGTGATCACAGATTGTTTCTTTACGAAGATATTATAGATATAGTGGTACACTCTGACGGTATATATGTGGATAACAGGCCTATGAATAATAAAAAACTAATTGCACATAAAGGTATTAACAATGAAATACTTTTTAATATAAGGGACAGGGATAGAAAATTACAAAATGTTTTTTCTGATGTTTTAATGGCTACATTAATAAATCCTTCAACAAAAAGAAGAGTATTTTATAGACTTTTAGAACATACAAGTGATGTAGGTAAAGTAAAACTTACATTAGAAAATTCTGATTTGCAAAGTGTAGATGCAGGCATGTACACAATGTATGTATCAAGAACAGATCAAGATGGGATAGAACATCCGGTTTTTACAAATCAAAATAATGCAGTAAAATTTGATATAGAAATTACCGATCAGTTAGGTATGGAGCCAGTAGAAACACAAGTAGGAAACACTTTTACTCAAACAGCAAGTGTAGATGCCGGTGACTCTGCAAATATATTTGTTTCTTCGGCCTTTAGTGGTAATCAAGATAGAAATTTTCAAACTGCTTTGCACACTATTGCCATTTATCCTGATGCTTATACTGGAAACATTACAGTACAAGGCAGTTGTGTAGAAGGTACTCCTGAGAACGACGATGCTAGTATAGATTGGTTTGACTTAGAAACATTGACTTTAACATCAGAAAGCAATATAATAAATAAAAACTATCAGGTAAACAGTAATTGGATTCGTTTAATTCACACACCTAGTAGTGGAAATATTTCGCAAGTTCACATTAGAAATTAATTGACAAATCACTTAATATCCTGTATAATAATACTATGGATATCGATATTCTTGTTGAGCAAGTACACAGGCTCTTATTAGATCATTTGCCTATTAAGACAAGCAAAACACCTAGTGGCTGGAGGACTATGGACTGTCCTATGTGTACTGATAAAAGAAAACGCGGCGGTCTCATTACAACAGGAGCAAAAATATCCTATAATTGTTTTAATTGTGGCTTTACTACTGGTTGGGAACCTAACCCTACATTAGGTAAGAAATATAAAGATCTTGCTGATAAGTTAGGTGCAACAGCAGAAGAAATACATAAGGTCCAAATAGAAATTTTAAAATATGCAGAAATATTAGAAACTGAACAAGAAACTGATTATGTATATAATTTGCAAAAGTTTGATACAGTACGACTTCCAGAATCAGTTATAAGTTTAGATGATTTAGATATAGATCATCCTGTAAAAAAATATGCTATAGACAGAGGCATAGATGGTCTCTACCCTTTAATGTTCTTTAATGAACCTCTGTACAAGCAAAGATTAGTAGTCCCCTTTACTTATAATAATGAATTAGTTGGTTGGACAGGAAGACATATAAATCCTCCTGATAAGACTACACCTAAATACTTACATAATATGCCGTCTGGATATGTTTTTAATATAGATAGATTTGCAGACAGTAAAAGAGAAATTGTTATAGTGACAGAAGGCGTCTTTGATGCTATAATGATAGATGGTATAGCAATACAAGGAAATAGTGTAGGGCCTGAACAGGCACACCTAATAGAAAAATTGGGCAAAAGAATTATTATATGTCCTGACAGAGATGAGGCTGGTACAGAATTGATGTTGCAGGCCGCTGAACTAGGGTGGGAAGTAAGTTTCCCGCCTTGGCATGCAGATTGTAAAGATGCCGCTGATGCAGTTATTAAATATGGCAGACTTGCTACAGTGGACAGTATTATTAGAAATGCTGTAGATAATGAATTAAAGATTAAAGTTAGAGCTAAAATGGTATGAACGAAAAGTTTCAACATTGGAAAAATATTTGTAGACTACATTGGAAGGAAATTGTTACTATGTCTATAGCATTACATTGGATTGTAGACTTATTAATATTAGGACCAATAGTTTTCTTTTTGGGATATTTGTTTGGAGTACATGTAGGACATTAGTATGAAATTATATGTAAACGGTTGTAGTTTTAGTTATGGTAATACATTAGAAAATAAATTGGCATGGCCTGATTTTATGGAAGACTTTGATGTGATAAACGAAAGTTGGATAGGTAGTAGTAATAAAAGAATTTTAAGAAGAACTATAAACTACATAGAAAATAATGCTTATCATGATACATTTTTTGTAATACAATTATCTGATTGGTTTAGAGATGAATGGTATGATGCAGAATTTGATACATGGATAGGAATGTGTAAAGATCATGTTGTTTTAGATGATATATCATATAATAGAAGTGATATAGATCAGGAAGAATTAAATAGAAAGGTTAAAACATTTATACAACATTCTTTATTACATAGAACAATAAAAACTGTAGAACAAGAAACATTTAATCTTTTAAATACGGCAATAGCATATTTTAATCAAAATGATGTCAAATATTTGATTACAGGAATGAGTTCTAGATGTATGCCACATGAAAATAATGTAAATATTGTTGTTCCAGGAAATTTTATTAAGCCTATAAGCATAATTGCAGGTAATAACATCATTAGCACTAGTGATAGTCATCCAGACAAACAGGGTCATAAACTAGTTGCAAGATATATAAGAAGTGAGATAGAAAAGATATGGCAGATATAAAAACATATAATGAAGAAACACAAGAACTTTTTTTAAGGTTTTTGTTGAGCGATTCAGACTTATTTGCAAGGTGTCAGAATATAGTCAACCCGGTGTACTTTAATTTAAAGTATAGGAAAGCAGTTGATTTATTTATAAGTCATAGTACTGAGCACAATTCTATTCCTACTCCTGAACAAGTAAGTGCAGTTGCAGGAGTACAATTAGAGCCTATTCCAAATGTAACTCCTGATCATCATGAATGGTTTATGAATGAATTTGAAACTTTTTGCAGACACAAAGCATTAGAAAAAGCAATTATAGAAAGCACAGACTTATTAGAAAATCAAGACTATGGCACAGTTGAAAATAAGATTAAAGATGCAAGTCAAGTTGGTTTGGTTAAAGACTTGGGTTTAGAATATTTTGAAAATCCCAAAGAAAGATTACAATGGATCAAAGATCAAGCAGGGGCAATTAGTACAGGTTGGAAGGGTATAGATCACAAACTTTATGGTGGCCTGAACAGAGGAGAGATGACAATCTTTGCTGGTGGTTCTGGTGCAGGTAAAAGTTTGTTTTTACAAAATTTTGCAGTCAATTGGGCATTAGCAGGATTTAACGTTGTTTACATTAGTTTAGAGCTTAGTGAACAACTTATTAGTATGAGATTAGATAGTATGGTATCTGGTTATGGCACAAAAGAAGTGATGCGTAATATGGATGATGTAGATTTGAAAGTGCGTATGAAAGCCAAAGGTGCTGGTAAATTAAGAGTTAAACAAATGCCTAACGGTGTTAATGCAAATGATATCAGAGTATTTTTGCGAGAATATGAAATATCCTGTGGTGAGAAAGTAGATTGTTTACTTGTGGATTATTTGGATTTGATGATGCCTATTAGTGCAAAAGTAAGTGGCAGTGATTTGTTTATTAAGGACAAATATGTATCTGAAGAGTTGCGTAACCTAGCAGTAGAAAGAGACTTACTATTTGTAACGGCTTCACAGTTAAACAGAGGCGCAGTAGAAGAAATAGAATTTGATCATCATCATATAGCAGGTGGTATCAGTAAAATACAAACAGCAGATAATGTTGTAGGTATTTTTACAAGTAATGCTATGCGAGAAAAAGGTAGATATCAAATACAGTTTATGAAAACACGTTCTAGTAGTGGTGTAGGCACCAAAGTAGATTTAAGATTTGATCCTGATACACTTAGAATAGAAGATTTACAAGACGGAGATGAAGATGCTGATACAATCACAACTTCAAGCCTAGTAGATCAACTAAAACGTAGTAATACAATTAAAGCAGATGAGCCAGAACAGAAAGATACTATAGGCCAAGCGATGAACATGCGAGAGTTCCTGAAAAAGAATGATTTATAATGATAAATAGCATTATACATATTTTATGGAGACGACATGCGTAAAACTCGCAGTATATTAGAAGAACTAAATCAAATTTCTGTTGATAGAGATAGGAATCATGTGGTCTCAAATAGGGGAGAGCATGTCATCAATAGTGCTATTAATCTTATAGAACAGATTGAAACACATTATGATGAACAAACTGCTAAAGATCTTAAAAACAGATTAATTAACAGCATTAAAGCAAAAGATATTAAAAAATTCTCCCGAGGTATTGGTAAGGTTATCAAAGAATCACAAAGGGAAATTGACAATGCTAATAAATGAAATTGTAGTTAAAGAAAAAGACGTCAATTTACCTGGTAATCCTGTACCTATAAAACACGGTAAAGAAGTTACCTTAGGTAATGAAAAATTTGTTTATGATCTTAACAATAATATTTGGTTAAGAAAATCTGACGGACAAGCAATCCCTCAAAATAGCGAAGCACATATGGTTCTTATGGCAACACAAGGGTATGAACCAGATGGAGTAAACCAATTAAGTCCTGGAGCCTGGAAGACTGTCAAAGGTACTATTAATAATTTGATAGGAGGACCTCTTGGTGTTGCAAGTAGAGCTGATCCAAATGCATCACTCCTAGGAAAAATATCAGGTGTGATAGGTGATGGGTTACAAAGATTAATTAGAGGTCTTGGTAATAAAAGAAAAACACAAATTATTAATGTTGGCGACATGGTACAATGGAATGCTGAAAAAAATAATAAAAATATTAAAAAAGGTGACTTAGTACAAGGTCCTGTAATAGCAGTTGCAGGAGATTCTTATCCAGCAGGAATACCTTCAGAAGGCGGAGCAACAGAGGTACCGCAAGGAAAACTTTTAATCAAATCTAAAACAGGTGTGATATTTACAAAACCTATTGATCGTGTACAAAAAGTTCAGGGTTAAAAATGAAATTTGTCGAAATCTCAAATAGTTTCCTTAAGGAAATTATACTAGAAGCAGAAAATAAAAATACTCATTTAGAGCATTTGGAAGACAATATTTTTAACAAAGGATACCAAGGCGCCAAAGAAGCAATAAATTATTTGTTTAGTCTACATGAGATGCTAGAAGGAAGTTCCAAAACTCCAGTCAGCATGACAACAAAATGGGACGGTGCACCAGCCATTATTGCAGGCAAAGATCCTCAATCAGGAAAATTTTTTGTAGGCACCAAAGGTGTATTTGCACAAAAACCCAAATTAAATTTTACAGAAAAAGACATTGAGGAGAATCATCCTGCTGAAGAGTTACAAAATAAATTAAAACTTGCATTAAAAACTTTAAATAGTTTGAACTGGAATACAGTTGCTCAAGGAGATATGCTTTTTTCTAAAAGTGATTTGAAAACTGTAGATGTTGACGGGGAGGAATGTATTGTTTTTAAACCAAATACCATAGTGTATGCAGTACCCACAAACAGTGACCTAGCAAAAGAAATTTCTAGTGCAGAAATAGGAATTGTTTGGCATACAGAGTATGTAGGAGGGCCTACGTTAGCCGATACAACTGCTAAATTTGGTTTTGACAGTAGTGTACTTGGTAATAGTAATAAAGTTTGGCATAGAGATGCATTAATAAAAGATTTTAGTGGAACAGTGACACTTACACAAGAAGAAAGTGATAATATTATAAATTCTATAAAACAAGCAGATAGTTATTTAAAAAGTATAGATTCAGAAACATTTGCTTGGTTAGAAAAAGGTAATGATTTAATAGGTAAAGATTTCCTACAACAACTAAAGGCCCATGTAAATAATAATATTAGAGCAGGAGCATTTGATGAGCCCACTAAGTTTGCACAGGGGTTTGTACAAAAGTATATAGATTTTATGCAAAAGAAAATAGACGGTTATAAAACACAGGCTAAACAGGACGAAATGACAGAAAAATTAGTACAAGGTGTAAAGTTTATTAAAGAACACGTTCCTGGGATAGTG